TCGGTTTACCGCGCTGTGCGGTACGCCGTCTACTACGAAGAGGTCTAATGGTTGATGCCATTATGACTTCTCCTTTAACCATTGTGTTAAGTCTTGGACCACCCAAGCCTTCTCTATGCCAGCGTTGCGACGCTTAACTACAACATAATGCAGTGGCACTTCTCCGATACCACGAGCCTTAGCGTAGTTAAGCGCCTCAACTTCTGCTTGCCTCCAGAACTCCGGTAGGTCTAGCCTTGCGGTGTTCTTGAGTTCTAGTATGTAGGTGCTTCCCGAGACAACACATACTAAATCACCTTCGTCGTCCTTGCCTGCTAAGCGTAAGCGTTCAGCTAGCACACCAAGACTACGAAACCATTTCATTACATCTATCTCGAAGGCTGCACCCTTCGCCTTATTGTACTTCGGGTTGCTCATCTACGAGCACAACCTTATTAGTTTTGTAAACCATCTGACCTTCTTCATCCTTGACTATCTCAACCACACCAGATTGAATCAAAGCATTAAAGAAGTTAGCAAGATCAACCTTAAGGATAGCTACTTCTCTATCTAAATCACTCATTGTTCTATCTCATTTCCATACTCATCTACGATGTAGTCACCAGTATAACCTGCTCGTGCATCCCTTGCCAGCATTGCGCCAAAGGCGTTTCTATCTGATATCTGACAAGCACCATAGTTCACATTGAGGGATGTAAAGTCAGAGGCATCTGCCGTGTGTGGCCCAAACCTATTCTTTACTGCTGCAATGTTTAACTCTGCATTTAATGGATCATAACCAAGGGTCAGTATCAGGGCCGGTAACTGGCTTACCTTGCCGTGAATAGAACGACGGGCAGGTGGCTTAGTCGGACTGCCATACTCTGACTGTTCAGAGACGTGGTGCAGGACTAATACACAGGCTTCTGTCTTACGTGCCATATCGTGCAGTTCCATCATAATTGCACGTAAGCCTGCCCATTCATTATCAGTCTCTGCTGCCACGTTCATCAAGTTATCTATGATGATTAACTCTGGAGCAATTCCGTATAGCTCCACATACGCTCTGACTTCTAACTCGATATCATCGAGTGACGGACTAGAATCAAAGACCCACTTAATATGACCTAACTTACTAAGGTGGTGGTTGTAGTGATTATTGTCGGCAGATAAGTTCTGTTCAACGTTGACCTGATTGTGACCTGATAGGTGTGCTGCACTACGCATCATAACTGTAGTCGTATCAGTATCTGCTGAAAAGAATAACGCTGGCACACCAGCCTTGATTGCGTAGATAAGTGCAAACATAGACTTACCAGCGTTAGGAGCTGCAGCTACCATACAGACTTGTCCTCGCCGGAACTTGATCTGCTTGGCTGCTAAGCCAGTCCATACATCAGGTAGTGGCGTTGCTTTAGTGAGCACAGTTCCCCAGGCTCTATCTAAACTAAGCAACGTCTTCCTCCCTCAGTATAATGTTTAACGATTTACGGATGGGTCTACGGTTAGACTCAGTAAGTCCACCCCAGATACCAAAGCGCTCATTCCTTATGCCCCAATCGGCACATTCAATTTGGTGAGGACAACTTAAACATATTCTCTTAGCCATAGCAATTTCAGTGCTACCAATGGCGTTATCATCCTTATCAGGAAAGAATAAATCCCCACCTACTTGAGCGCAGCTTGGGTTCTCATAGAACCTAGGCTCGCGCATCGAGTCATCGGATCCAGATTGTGTCGCACTTCTCTGACTTCGGTAACTCCTTCGGACCGGCACACATAAAGCCCTGCCAAGGTCCCTTCTCACCCACACCTGAACGGAAGTTCATCTGTCCGTGACGGCACATCTTCACTGATGGATCCGATGATGACGGCGGTAAAACAGAATATGATGCTGCTACTGGTGTTGCAGTGAACTGCGCTTGGATGTTCTGTACTGCTGCTGCAGTTGCCCCACCTGATAGTTCTACTGCTGTTGACTTAATCATTGTTGCAACCATTGCTAGGTCTGTTAGACCTGTCTCTAGTTCCTTAACATCTGAAGCATATAAATTGATAAGAGTTCCATCGCTTAACTTGTAATTGATTTGGAACTTTGTGTTCTCGTTTGCAGCCATTTACTTTCCTCCACTGTGTCTGATGTTGATTCTTACAGATTCATTACCTACCGATTTAGGAACGAACCCCAGAAGTTTCTCTACCTCTTTTGCATCAACTGTCTCACGACCTTTGATTGTTGTCCAACTGATTTCAACACCACTTTTAGTGATGCCTGTTGATCCTTCAAGTGAAGCCTTCAAAGAATCTTTCTCTTTCTCCAGCTCTTTTATCTTGTTATCTAACTGTATGTAATGCAGTGCGTGCTTGTCAACTTCTTCGTCCTCAATAACTACTTCACTAAGAACGATACGTTCTTTTTTTAAGCCAGTGCAACCCATCTCACCGGATGCGTCATAGTACTGGCAGTAATCCTTACAGAAGGATTCATCCTTCTCTGGATTTGGCAGTGTTTTAGATGCCTTGACTGCCGCTAGCCAAGTAAGTGCTTCTAGTGCAACATCCTCATCGTAAGGTTCTGTATGTACCTTAACATCCTTCTCGTTACCATCTCTTGCTATTGCTACAAGGTTGACTGTCTTTACATCGTAGCCTTTCTTAGATAAGAGAAAACCATAGAGCTGCACCTGCCAGCGCTGCTGCTTTGATGGAAAGTAACCAAGGTTCTTTACCTTAGATGTTTTCCAGTCAATGACTGCGCCAGTACTAGGTACATATAAGTCAACGTGTGCTTTCATCCCACCAAAGGACACCTCGGTTTCCACCAAGTATTCTTTACCTGCAGGATCGAGTGCGCTGATAGCCTCTTCGATAGCTGTGTGGATAGCAGTACCCATAATGGCTGCCAACTTAGATTGGTTCTCATTAGTATGTGGTTGTGCGTTTAGTCTGTACCAGACCTTACGACGACAACCACCTATCTCTGATGGGCCAACCTCTGTCTGTGTGCTTCTATCACGAGTAGCATCTTTGGCGTGCAGTACGTGAAGTAGTAATTCCTTTGGGTCTTCTATCGCCACTTGCGCTCATCTCTCCATTGCAGCCAGGTGTCAAAACCATATGCTGAAACGAAACCTAGTAGCAAACAAAATGCTCCTACTAAAATCAACTCTGTCATTTGTATACCCTTTCCTGTGCTATTACTTGAATTGGTGGGGATGTATTGATATCTAAGACGGATGCTATCTGCACTGCCTTCTCAGCTACAACACTTGCTGTGAGTAATTTATTATAGAACTTAGGTTCCAAAGAATACAAGTACCCAAGGGCATAATTCCCACCGGAGCCTGCCGAAAATAGCCCACGCTCACTGCCATTGAAGGATAGATCCCCGCCGATAGAAAAGATATGAGCATCGAAAGATATCAAAAAGCTGAAGTTCATATCCTTGTTATCAATCTCGTAGTTGCCATCCTTAAAGGATGCCGAGATACTCGGTATCAACTTGCTACCCATAAAGGTAGTTGGGTCTTCGCCACGATACAAAGGTGGTTTCCACGCATAGGCGAGGATATCTCCTGGGCGTGAGTCACCAGTAAGACCAAGTAGGTACTTACCCACCAAGATTATCTTGGGAGTTTCTACCGAGATAATGCGTTGGTCACCATCTGTGATCTGACTATCTGCTGCAAAGACAACGAAGTCTTTGCCCTGAATCCCTACCAAAGTGGTCATACTCGTCATCATATCACGGCGTGTCGTAAGACACATTACTAAGGTGGGTATGTGTACACTACGAGCCGTGAGGCGAGTTAAACAGACAGAGCGCCCTTTGAGGGCGCAGCAGACAGGCGGTACAGTACTGACCGTCCAGCTCCGTCTACCAACCCTGCCAAGAATGCGCCACAGAAACCCTATGAGAGGGTTACCACAGGTCACAGGAACCGATTTGCGGGGCTTAGGACCCATCCACGTATGTCCTTGTGGGTCAATGGTATTTCACGTCGCAGCGTCCTTTGAGGACTACGAGCTAGTTTGGTATGCACTAGATGCTACCTGTTTCTCTTGTGGAAATTTAGTAGTAGTTCCTTGTCCCCCAGATCGTGATGACGCACAGCCTTTCGGAGATTGACGAGCAGGCCAGGACTGGTATCTGTTCAGTCTGTGGCCCTACTAAAATTAAAATGAGGAACTCTAAACGGGTTAGCCTCAAAGGTAAATACAAGTGCAAGGCAGTCTATCAAAAAGCCTACGACAAACTTATCTCCCCATATGCAATCCATAAGAAGGACTACTGCCAGCAATGCGGGTTCAACCCAGTACATCCCAGCCAGCTCGATGTAGACCACATAGACGGTGACAGGTGGAACAATGACCTATCCAACCTACAGACCCTCTGTGCTAACTGCCACCGCTTGAAGACCCACTTGAATGGGGATGCAAACTCTGGTATCTTTTAATTGCGTGGTGTTATGTGTAAACACTAATGCTCCTATACGGAACCCCTGCGGAAGCGACTACTGCGGGGGTTCTGTTTATTTTAGGCATAAAAAAAGGAGCCCTCCACCCAGGATTTCTCCTGAGCAGAGGGCGGTTGCCTCGCGCTTATGGGCTAATTACTTAGCACCACGACCAAACTCTGTTGCCTTTGGGTCTAGTGATTTCCAGATTGGGGCAATAAAAGCTGTGATAAAAGCATAGGCTAATGTCTTTGGATCTGTGATTCCTGCTGCGTATAGCGCCACTACTGCTGGTACTGCTGCACGAGCATAAGTTGTTGCGATTGCAAGTAACTTAGTTGTGTTCATTTGTTCTCCTTTTTCTTAGGTAAAGGTTTAGGAAGGTTAGCCTTTACCTTATTGATTACCTTGGGCTTGGGGAGCCAAGTAAACCAAGGCGATGTGTCATCTCCACAGTTCTCTTTGATAGAGATATGGAGATGCTTTGTGTGCTTGTTGGGTCCGGTGTAGACTTTGCTACCCTTCTCCTTTGACCAAATTCTGCCAGCAAATATTAAGTACTTAACACGTGGGTCTTTCTGTAATTCTTTATAGGCAATAACGCAATCAACACCATTGACAGAATCGTGTGTTATGTCTACCGCATACCCTGAGTTGTGGTCAGAGTTTGGGTTCTGATTTACGTGTGCTGCCGATGGCAGTAGGCCGTCACTTGCCTTCTTGCGCTTAGGAAAGTGCGCTGTTGCTTGGCGCAGTACTGCAATAGCTGCAGGTGTTGCTCTCTTTGCTAGGGCAATCATTACTTCTCCGCTATCAGTTTGTATAGGTCGTCAATGCGTTGTTCCATACGGTTCATAGAATCCTTGATCGAGCTGCCACCATTGGGTTTAAGTTCATTGAGGTAGTGCTTGACCATCCATTTCACGGCGCCAACGAAGCCACCAAAGATTGTCATTACTGCAACTGCTATTGTTGCATAATCTTTTAGTTCCATTAGACCGTCCTTATTGTGATAAGTAATGTGCCGCCAAACCCAGTGAACCTTTTATCCTCTGGGGTCTTATTGATGAAGTCCATCTCTTCTATGATGCCAAGGTATGACTCACCTGTTCTAAAGTCTTGAACGCGAATAGTGTCACCAACATTTTCAACTGCTTCTAGTTGTGACATACGTTCGTATGCAGATCCTTCGTAGCCAATCTCGTTACCAAACTTATCCGCCTCGTGGTCATAGCAAAATACTGGGTACTGGATTAGTCGCTGACGTGGTACTGCAGGCAGTGACTTCAACTGGTAGCCAGTAAAGAGTGGTCCCTTAGTAACATCAGTTGTTGAACGGCTCAAGGTAAATCTAAATCCTAGGTATTCCTGCGCTGTCGTTGGGTAGTTCACGTTAATCTCAGGCACAGTCTCACCTTGTGAGAAGGTACCGATACGGTACTCGGTATCTACTGAGTCAATAGAATCAATGTTGATGCCACCATTAGTAGTATCAATACGAGCTTGGAGTAGTTTGTAAATCTTAGTCTCAAGTGTGTTGTAACGGATGTAACCGGTACGCAGGTAGCCAGATGCTACTAGGCTGGTAGTTGACTCAGCCCATACGTTATTGCCATTAGTAAATGCTGCTCGGTCTGAGTTACCAAAGAAGGCTACCTGTGATGCAGTAGTGGTAGTACCTGCAGCAACTAGGTCCCAAGCAAAAGGGAAGAAAAGGGAATTGGCAATAACTGTGTTCGCCAGGTCAACACGGACTAGCCCTGCTTCTCCATCTACCTTAGTTGCAATGTAGGCATAGCTATCTCTGAAAGCAATAGAGTTACATTCAGCATCTCTAAAGAGAAGCGGTCCATACTGTATATCTCCAGTGGCACTAGATACACCAACTCTAAAGCCTAGACTGGTAGCAAGGACTGCATACGTACCAAGGTATACATCAAAGTCATTGATGCGTTCACCAACAGGCATATCAATAATAACGGTGGGTGTTTCTAGTGTTGGGAAACCTAAAGAGTTGCTAGTTGTTGGGTCTAAGGCAATCTTAAAAACAGATGATGAAGTTCCATTAGGATCATAGCCAGAGATATAGATGGCCTGTGGTCCTTCTGAGATACTTGACCATACCCAGTTAGCATTAGGATGGGTAAACAAAGCAGTAGGTAGTCCTGTAGAAGAAGATCTTGTAGCATCTAGTTCATAGATAGCGTTACCGATACCTGCAATAAGACGTTGCTTGACATAACGTATTGTGGCACGAGTAGTACTAGATGCGTTATAGATTTCAGCATCGGCAGGAGTTGCTCCGACTGAACCTTTATGTACGTGTGTGCCATTGATAAAGAAATAACTGGTACCGTTGGTAGTAAGGCTGTAGATAGTTGATGCAGTACCAGCCTGAGTAATAGTTGTTGATACACCAGCGCTAGTAATCTTCTTAAGTGCTGTGCCATCTGTAACAAAGATGCAGTCGTTGGTGCCATCATTGACACCGATTAACTGTGCAGGTGCTGCGCCTGAATAGAAGCTGGCTGTATCATTAAGCAGAGTAGCCTGTCCTCTAGTCCAAATATCTATACCTTTAGATTCTGTGTACTGAAAGCGCAGTGACTCTTCTTGTATAGGCTCGAAATACTTAATCCCCGCTCCGAAGTGGAACGAGGATTGACTTCTAACCCACCAACCGGTGAGCGTCTGCTCACCAGGCTCACGCGTCTGGTCAATCTGTTGCTTACGATACTGGGCAGTTACACGACGATAAGGTTGCTCATCGGATGCTGCAAGAAAGAAGGGCAGTGCTGAGAATGCTACATCGTAAGCAGGTCCGGTAGGAGTGTAGGTAGTAGATCCCGCAGGATTAGAAAGGACATAGGGAATTCCCTCGGTTATGTCGTCGCCGTATGGCATTACTTCTCCTTATATTGTTTACGGAATTGCTTATCGCATTCAAGGCACATTCCCTTGATGACGGCGTATTTAGTACAGTCTACAATCGCACACTTGTACAAGGCGGCTACTTAGAGTGTTACTTCAGTCCAAGTTAGTGTTGATTCATCCCACGTATATAACTTGTCATCTGTTGGCATTGGTTCTGGCGCTTGCCATAGGTAGGTTTCTTGATCGAGCTGCCAAGATGGGTACGGCTGTGGCGCTGCGAAGCCGATGCCATCCCAGGTGTAACCAATGCCTGCATAGTTCTTATGCAATGGTCGTCCTTCTGGGTGTTGATTACCTTGTGTGTTATAAGAAGTGCGTACACAAGTTTGACCTCTATAGTTTCCGTACCATTCTTCGGGTGTTAATCCTTCAATTAACTCTGTTTCGTCTTTACCAGGTATTACCTCTGTAACAATGTTGTTTTCATCTAAGAACGCATAATGAGCCATTAAATAGTTACCGTTCCTGTTCCTGCTG